GCTTTTATTCACGAGATGGAAAAACAATTGCGTATGCAAGTTGAAACTTCTTACAGGCTTGAACGCTTAAACCTTGAATTAAAGTACGAAGTAAAACAAGCAGAACTAAACTTGAAGATGTATGAGATGTAAGCATTGCAAAGAACAATTCGAGCCTGTAAAGTTCCTTCAGAAATATTGCCTAAAAGACGAATGTATAAAAGTTTGGGTAAAAGCCGAAAACGAAAAGAAATGGACTAAGAAGAAAAGCCAAATGAAAGCAGATTTAACAACTTTGAGCGACTATCTGAAGATTACGCAACAAGTATTTAATAAGTTTATTAGGATGCGTGACGAGGGTTTAAACTGCATTAGTTGTGATTTACCACCAAAGAAGAAAAATTGTGGGCATTATTTTTCACAGGGAGGACATTCATCGGTAAGATTTAATGAAGACAATTGTCACCTCCAGTGTGAACATTGCAACACTTTTTTAAGCGGGAATCTCCTTAACTATCAAATAGGAATAGAAAAGAGAATAGGAGGTGAAAGATTAATGCAGCTTCAAGCTAAAGCACACGATATAAAGAAGTGGACAAAAGAAGAATTAAAAGAAATAATAGAAATTTATAAAAAAAAGATAAAAAGTATTGCCAATTAAAATAATATGATTATATTCGCATATAAATTAACCAATAAAAACAAACGCTATGAAGAATTTATTTAAAAGTTTGGCACAATTTCAACAAGAAGTGCCTGTTATTCACAAAGGAACACAAGGTTACGGTTACACTTATGCCGATTTGCCTAAAATCTTTGAAACTATTAATCCATTACTAAAGAAAAACGGATTAGGTTTTACTCAGTTAATCAACGGAACTGATTTAATTACTATTTTATTCCATTGTGAAAGTGGTGAAAGCATTGAAAGCAAGACGGCAATACCTCAGAATGTACAATTGAAAGGTATGAACGACTTCCAAGTATTGGGTAGTGCTATCACATATCTTCGTAGATATGCTTTATCTTCGATTTGCGGACTTGTAACCGACAAAGATACCGATGCTTCAGGCGAGCAAGTTAAACACGAACCAAAGAAGCCTACGATTGACGCTAAAAGATTTGATAAAGCATTAGATGCTATTGTAAGTGGTAAGTATTCAATTGAAGACCTTGAAAGTGATTTCACTTTAACACCTGAACAACTTAAAGCTATTTCAAAATGAAAGTAAGATGCAGCCAATTAGGGAAAGTTATGACAAAGCCTCGTTTAAAAAGCGAGGTGCTGTCACAAACTACTAAGACCTATATACAGGAGCTTGTACTACAAGAGAAATACGGAATCTATAAGGAATTTTGGAGCAGATATACTGACAAGGGTAATGCCGTAGAAGATGATGCTATTAATTTAGCAATGGACACTTTGGAAGTTGGATTCATATATAAAAACGAAGAAAGCTTTAGCAACGATTGGATTAAGGGTACTCCCGATGTTAATACTGATATTCTTTTAGATGTCAAATCTAGTTGGGATGCTACTACCTTCCCATTTTTTGAGGATGAGTTACCTAATAAAGATTACTTTTACCAATTGCAGGGGTATATGTGGCTAACAGGTAAGCAAACTTCTTTACTTTGTTACTGCCTAATCAATACACCATTTGAAATAGTTGAAGATGAAGTTAGAAGGGAACACTGGAAGCAGCAGTCAATAGATGAGAACCAAGATATTCGTGATTTCGTAGAAGCGAAGCATAACTTTGACCACATACCTGCAGAAAAACGAATTAAAACTTTTGTTATTGATAGGGATGAGACGGTAATTGAAGAGATAAAAACACGAATAGAATTGTGTAGAGAATACTATAACCAACTAATAGAAACAATATGATAATTTTACTAACAATACTGCTCACACCTGCAATAGTTTGGGGTTGGGTTTGTTCAATAGCTTATTTACTAACACTTAAAAATGACTATTATGAAAGCAAAGGAATTGATTAAAGATATAATAAAAGATTTAATGCTTGAAAATTCAGAACAAAATTTACAAATAAATGAACTAAGAGATAAAATTGAAAAATTAGAATCTGAAAACAGAAAACTTCAAAGTGAAATAAACTTTAGAAATAATACAATAAACCTTAAATAGTAACAATTAAATAAATATAAAATGGAAACAAAAAACAATTCAGGTGCTATCTTTAAAAATGATAACAAGAAGTCAGAGAATCATCCCGATTACAAAGGGAAGGTAAATGTAAACGGCAAAGATATGGAAGTAGCGTTATGGCTTAAAGAATCTTCAAAGGGTACAAAGTATTTCAGTGCTTCTTTTAGTGAGCCTTATGTTAAAACTGAAGAACCAAACATTAGAGTAACTCAATTAGACGCTGATGACCTCCCCTTTTAGAAAGGCAACTAAAAACTACCTTTTTACGTCATATTAATATGAAGACAAAAAATTGTATTGTATGTAATGTTGAGAAGGTAGTTTCTGAATATTATGTTCATCTTAAAATGGCAGATGGACACTTGAATAAATGTAAAGAATGTTGTAAGTCACAAGCAGCTAAAAGACATCACGAATTGTTTAAAGATGAATTGTTTGTTGAAAGTGAAAGACAAAGAGGACGTGAAAAATATCAAAGGTTAAACTATTTAGAAAAGTATAGAAACATAACTAATGATAAACCTTGGATGAAAACATATATTTATAAAAATTTACATAGAGATAATAAATGTGAAAAAGGTTATGAATTACATCACTGGAATTATAATTATTTAAATGATGTACTAGTTATGACAATTTCAGAACATAAAAAAATACATAGAAAAATGAAATTACATAAAGAAAAGAAAATATTTATTTATGAAGGAGAGTATTTAGATACAATTGATAAGCATAAATCTGCAATAGAGAAAATACTTTTGATATGTACATAGATGATTATAGTTTACGAGCTTATCTAAGGGAAGCATTAAAGACCAAAACACGAAACCAAATAGTAAAAGAGATACAGGGTAGAGGTGAGAAGTTTCACCAGTACAACATAGATAGGTTTCTATTAGGCAAAGATGTTAGTCTTGAAACAGCAAAGAAGTTAGATAAGTATATTTACCGAGTTAATTTAGAACAAATGTTAGACCCCTTTAATTAGGGGTTTTTTGTTACTAACAACATAATGTTGAAAAGTTAATTATATATTTGCGTAGATACTAATCAAATAAGAATAAGTTTACTATATGAAATGGTTAAACGAAGTTGCAAAGCAGCATAAAGAATGGGTAAGAATAGTAAATTCTTTTGGCGAAGATTTCTTTTCGGAAGACATTGTGCAAGAGACTTATATAATGCTTATGAAGTGGAGCAGCGAGGAAAAGATGTTTAATAATGGAAAGATAAACAAAACTTATATGTGGTTAAGTTTACGAAATACATTTTTAATGCACTTAAGAAAGTCGGGTAAAATGGCTAAGGTAAGTTTAGAGCATATTGCAATGCTTCAACAGGAACCAAGTGAGGAATTAAAACACGAATCATATTCAAAGATTCTTGATGTGTTAGATGATGAGATTAATAACTGGCATTGGTACGACCAAAAGCTATTTAAACTTTATAAAGACACTAATTTATCAATGAGAGATATAAGCAAAGAAACATCAATAAGTGTTACTTCTATATTTCACACTATCAAACAATGCAAAACACGAATTAATGAATCAGTAGGAGAAAATTATGAAGACTATAAGAACGGAGATTACGAACTAATAAAATAATATTATGGGCAGACCAAGAAAGAAAGCAGAAGGATTAGGAGATACAGTAGAACAAGTATTAGAAGTTACAGGAGTAGCTAAAGTAGCCAAATGGTTATTAGGTGAAGACTGCGGTTGTGAAGAAAGAAAGGAGAAACTAAACAAGATGTTTAGATATAAAACACCTCTTTGTTTAACGCAAACTGAATACGAAATTTTAACTAATAATAATCTAATTCAAAAAGATACTTTAAGACCAAGCGAACAAATGGATATTATTAAGATTTACAATCGTATATTTACTGAGAATCAAGTAATGACAAATTGCGGTTCTTGTATGAGAGAAGTAGTTAATAAAATGAGATTAGTATATAACGAATATAAAGAAGACGATGCCAATTCCTAAACCACAAAAAGACGAATCACAAAATGATTACTTACAAAGATGTATGAGTGACCATAATATGATTAAAGAATACACACAAGACCAACGAGCTGCTATTTGCAAAAGCACTTATCAAGAATTAGCTACTGAAAAGATTAGCTTTGATTTTGATGGAACTTTAGACACACAAAAAGGATTAGACCTTGCTTTAAAATATAAGCAACAAGGAGCAACTGTTTATATTATTTCAGCACGAGATAGTAAAGATAAAATGTTACCAAGAGCAAATAAAGCAGGTATACTTTTTTCAAGAGTTTATGCAACAGGAAGCAACCAAGCGAAAGTAGAAAAGGTAAAAGAACTTGGAATAAATAAACACTATGATAACAACCCCGATGTAATTAAGGAGTTAGGTGATATAGGACAATTAATCTAATAAAACACGAATCAAACTATTATGGCTAAACTAGGAAGACCAAGAAACATAGAATCACCTGAAGCAATGTATGAACTATTCAAGGGATATAAGAACTATGTAAAAGAAAATCCAAGATATAAGTATAACCTAAATCAAAGAACTGGTGATATGATACCTGAACCTTTAGAAGTTCCATTAACTTTAGAAGGCTTTGAGATATATATTCTTGAGAAAGAAGGCTATTATATTGAGCAATATTTTAAGAACTTGAATAAAAGTTACGAAGATTTTTTACCCATCTGCACACACATACGCAAAGAAATAAGAAAAGACCAAATCGAAGGAGGTATGGTAGGGCAATATAATTCATCCATCACCCAACGATTAAACAATCTTGTGGAACGAACTGAGACCACAAACATAGAGCAACCGCTTTTTAATTTAGATGAACTAAAAGAAAATAATTAATATGGAAACTTGGAAAACAATTTATTATGCTATAAATTATGAAGTTAGTAATTTAGGCAATATTAGAAAAAAAGGTACAGTTAAATTATTAAATGGAAGTTTTTCAGGTAGACATAAATATAAATCTCATGGACTTATTTCAGATGGTAAAAGAATTTTTAATTTAACTCATAGAATTGTTGCTATGCATTTTATTGATAATAAAAATAATTATCCAATGGTAAATCATATAGATGAAAACAAATTAAATAATGAAGCAAGTAATCTTGAATGGACTACAAATAAATTAAATATTAGGCATTCAAATAAAAGAAAGATTAATCAATTATCTTTAAATAATGAAATTATTAAAACTTGGGATGCCTTGCATTTAATTGGAGACAATGGATTTAGAATTTCTAAAATATCAGAAATATTAAATAATAAAAAATATAGAAAAACTTCAGGCGGTTTTAAATGGCAATATGTTTAAAGTAACTACATCAATTAAAAAAATTTTAGCATTAGAAAAAAGAATCAAGATTATTCAAGGTGGAACTTCTGCAGGTAAAACTTTTGGAATCATTCCTGTATTAATTGACAAAGCAGCTAAGACTTCTAATCTTGAGATAAGTATAGTTGCAGAATCAATACCTCATCTTCGTAGAGGTGCTTTAAAAGACTTCTTAAAGATTATGAAGTGGACAAACCGTTACATTGATGCTTCGTTTAATAAATCACTTCTTAGATACGAATTTGGTAACGGAAGTTATATGGAATTCTTTAGTGCTGATGACTCATCTAAACTAAGGGGTGCTCGTCGTGATATTCTATACATAAACGAATGCAACAATATTGAGTTCGAATCTTACAATGAACTTTCCATAAGAACCAAGAAAGAAGTTTACTTAGACTTTAACCCTGCGAATGAATTTTGGGTGCATACCGAACTAAAAGACGAATTAGATACCGACTTCATAATATTAACTTACAAGGATAATGAAGCTCTTGATGAAGCAATAGTAGCTCAGATAGAAAAGAACCGTTTAAAAGCAACAACAAGTAGTTATTGGGCTAATTGGTGGCGTGTTTATGGATTAGGTGAAATAGGAATGCTTGAAGGAGTTATCTTTTCTAATTGGAAGTTGATAGACACGATACCTGTAGAAGCAAAGTTATTAGGATATGGATTAGACTTTGGATATACGAATGACCCTACAACTATTATAGAAGTTTACAATTATAACGGCAAAAGGATACTGAACGAAATCTGCTATCAAACAGGAATGGTCAATAGTGATGTGGCTAAAAAGTTAGAATCAAATGTGATTGCTTATGCTGATTCCAGTGAACCAAAATCAATCGAGGAAATAAAGAGACAAGGCAAAACAATCAAAGGAGTTACTAAAGGACAAGACTCAATTAACTTTGGTATTCAGATAATGCAAGGACAAGAATACTTGGTTACATCATCAAGCATAAACCTAATCAAAGAATTAAGAGCTTATTGTTGGGACTCTGACAAAACAGGTAAAAGACTAAACAAACCTGCAGGAGGAAACGACCACGCAATTGATGCTGTAAGATACCACGAAATGGAAACATTGGGAATTAACTCAATGTATGGACAATACAACATAAGATGACCGAAGAAGTAGATTTAAACGCAATGAAAAGAGTAATTGAAACATACATCTTTGAGAAGAAAGGAAGACGAATACAAATAGTATTTGATGATTTGATGAGTATGAGAAGACACTTTCAAATGCTGAGTGAAGTCTATGATTTTGTGGTTGCTTATAACAATAAGAAAAATAATTAATTTAATATATATGCAGTTAGAATTAACAGTACCTACAAGTTTAAATGAAATTCCTTTAGTGAACTATCAGGAGTTTATTAAGATGCGTGAAAACACGAATGATGATGAGTTTATGGCTCAAAAAATGATTGAAATATTCTGCGGTATTAAGCTAAAAGATATTGTCAATCTTAAAATGACTGAAGTCAATAAGTTAATCATCCACTTCAACAAATTATTTTCTTATACACCTAAATTAATACCCACTTTTAAAATAGGGAACATTGAGTTTGGATTTATCACTAATCTTGAAAATATAAGTTTTGGTGAGTATGTAGATTTAGAAAGCAATCTTAAAGGATGGGAAACATATCACAAAGCAATGGCGGTTATGTATAGACCAATCAAAAGAAAAGCTAAAGCGAAAGTAATAGGAGAAGAAACATACGAGATTCAACAATACACTGGAGCAGATGAATTTGCAGAACTAATGAAGTATGCACCATTAGATGTTGTGCTAGGAAGCTCAGTTTTTTTTTGGAGTTTAGGAAACGAATTATTAATAGCTACGATGGATTATTTGGAGAAGGAAGTGAAGACGAACAAGAATCTATCAGCGACTTTAGCGAAACAACTCAATTTGGAAAACAATGGGGATGGTATCAATCAATATATGCAATCGCTAAAGGAGACATCACTAAGTTTGACGAAGTTACCAGAATGGGACTACTTAAATGTCTTACCTACTTAACCTTCGAGAAACAGAAAAACGAAATAGAACAAAGACAACTAAATAAACTAAGAAGATGACAAAAGAAATTACTGATTTAATGGGCAACTTAATTAGACTGAAAAGCACTTTAGATACTAAGCAAAAAAGTTATGAAGATAATAGGCAAGAGTTTAGAACATTAGATACTCAAATTAAAGACTTGCAATCAAATATAGACTCAAGAACTGAAGACTTAAATAGATTACTGCAGGAATTAGGAAAAAATGATGGAGAAGTACATAAATAAGTATAAATTATGAACGGATTCTACACAATAATAGACAAACTTAAAGCTCATTTAGACGCTGATATATTTGTGAACACAGTTACCGAAGGAGATATCTTTAAAGTTGACTTAGCTAAACAAACTATTTTTCCTTTGGCTCATATTATGGTTAACAATGCAACTTTTGAAGGTAGCGTAATTAGATTTAATGTTAGTTTAATTGCAATGGATATAGTTGATATATCAAAAGACGAAGTTGCTAATATCTACTTAGGAAACGATAATGAACAAGATGTATTAAATACTCAATTGGTTGTCTTAAATCGTGCCTATGAAGTAATGAGAAGGGGTGATATGTATACTGACTTATACCAAGTAGACGGAAACCCAACTTGCGAACCATTTACAGAACGCTTTGAGAATTTACTTGCAGGTTGGACAATGACATTTGAAGTTTTGATTCCTAACGAGATGAGTATTTGTTAATGAAGACTGAAAGAGAAATAGCATTAGAGAAGTTTAGAGACTATGTGATACAACAGGCAAAGTCTAACTTAACACGAATGCACAAAAAGTCTTCAAGCAAACTATACAACTCAATAAAAGGTGAGGTTAAAGAAATGCCTAACTCAATTCGTTTGGGTTTTAATATGGAGGAATACGGTTACTTTCAAGACAAAGGAGTTAGTGGTACAAAAAGACGATACGATACACCATTTAGCTACAAAAGTAAACAGCCTCCAATAGCACCAATAGAAAAGTGGATAAAGAATAAAGGCATAGTACCAAGAAATAGTAAAGGTAGGTTTACATCAAAAAGAGGATTAGCATTTGCAATAGCAAGAAGCATAAAAGAAAAAGGAATTAAACCGAGCTTATTCTTTACTAAGCCATTTGAAAAAGCATTTAATAACTTACCTGATGAATTAATAGAAGCATTTGGATTAGATGCAACTGAAACTTTTAATACAATAATGAACGAAAACTTTAAAAAGAAATGAGCAGTAGATTTATAGCCGCAAGGTCACCTTATATAGTAGAAATTAATGAAAGTGGACAAACAGGAAGCAAAGTAGAATTGTTTTTATGGAATACTGGTAGTGTACCTGCAGCTCCTCAATATACTTTAAGTAAATTAATACCTGCTTCAAATAACCTACAAACCACTTATAATATTGCACCTTATATTCGTGAATATATTTCGCATAATAGTTTTAACAATAACTATGATACAAATAATGATTTTACTTCTGAAAATGAATATTGCAATGTATCAATAAGACTATATAAAAAAACAGGTTTATCAACTTATGTATTTTTATCGGGTGCTACTTTATTAGGTTGTGATGGTTACGGATATTATGAAGACTTAATGAATCCAGATATTGGAAGATTCTTTTTAGATGAAGGAACTTATCACTACCATTATGATGGAGTTGACCCCGATATAACAGGCTCAAGACGAGCGGGAATAATTACAATGAATTTAGAAAGTGGAGACTATGTTAAGTACACAGAAATAGGTACAGGAAATGTAAGCATAAACAATATTTCAGCAGATGGAGTTTATGACATTTATAGAGTTTATCCTGCAGCTTATGCAAACGGAAATAAAGTAGAAGTCTTTGATAATGGAGATATACTTTTAAGAACATATACATTCTTACCTTATGATGAATGTAGATATGAACCTGTTGTAGTTGACTTCATTAATCGTTACGGAGGGTGGCAAAGAGAATTTTTCTTTAAAGCTTCTAACACTTCAATAGGAGTAGAAGGAACTGAGTATAATTTACTACAATCTGACTTAGTTAACTATTCAGAACTTGAAGGACAAAGAGCAGTATTCAATGCAAATGGTAGAGAAGTAATTAAGGCAAATACAGGATTTGTTACTGAAGCATTTAATAGCGGTTTAAAACAACTAATGTTAAGTGAGCGTATTTTAGTAAACAACAGACCTGCAAAACTAAACACGAAATCAACAGAGCTTCAAAAAAACATAAACAACAAAATGATTAATTATCAAATGGAGTTTGAGTTTGCAAACGATATTATAAACTCAGTAGTATAATGTTAAGAAAAGTACAAATACTTGTAGAGGGAAGAAGACTTGAATTATTCAACGATGAAAAGATTGAGGTTAATTCTTCAATTCAAAACATAGCTGATATATCAAAAGTATTTACTGATTTTTCCCAAACATTTAGCATTCCCTGTTCTGATGTTAACAATCAAATCTTTCAGCACTTTTATCAAACAGATGTTGACTCAACTATTGACCATAACATAAGACGAGATGCTGTAATTGAAATTGACCTTACATTTTTTAGACGAGGAAAATTAAGTATTGAAAAGGCAAATGTTAAAAAAGGTGATGCAGAAAATTATCAAGTTACTTTCTATGGGGATGTACTTAGTTTAAAAGATAAGTTCGGAGAGGATATGTTAAGTACTTTGGATTATACTGCATATAATCACGATTACAGCGCAATAGAAATACAAAATAGAATACAAGACGGAACAACTTATTACGATGTTCATTATCCTTTAATTAGTTCAAATAGAATCTGGCAATACAATAGTGTTAATCCGTTTGCAACTTTTCCTACTTATTTACCCGCAGGTATTTTAGCTCAATTACAAGTTGCAGATATTCAATTACCAAATGGTGCAATTGCATTTAATGAATTGTTTCCTGCAGTAAGAATACCCGCAATATTTGATGCAATAGAAAATAAATACGGGGTAAGTTTTACAGGCACAATTTTAACAGATAAAAAATTTACTGATTTATTTTTATGGTTTAAAAACAAAAGTACTTTCACTTATTCAACGCCACCTATACAATTAATATTTGACAGTATAGATTCATCAAGCGGAACAACATACGACTTAACATCTAACTTTAACTTTACTAATAATAATTTAAATCTAAGTTATTTAAATGGAGTTTCTGAACACTTTATAACTTTTTCAATAAATAGTAATACAAATCCACTTGCAACTATTTTTATAGATGTATTCCAAAACGGAAACTTTTACCAAACTTTAAATGTAACTACACTTTCGGGAGTTGTTCAATTGCCAAATGTTAGTGGAATGAATGACAACTTTACTTTTAAGGTTAGAAGTGATGCAAGTTGCGATATTGATTTCTTTGTTACTTACTCAGTATTTTATATTAGTGGTGGTTCTTATATTAGTGATTTTGTAACGGTACTAACAACTGTTTCAAATGTTATTACTTATACAGATTTGGCGGGGTTAGCGCCAGAAATGAAAGTATCTGATTTCTTTATTGGTATCTTAAAAGAACTTAATTTAACCTGTTACCCTACAAATATAAATACTTATCAAATAGAGCCTTTGGAGCAATGGTATGCAAAAGGAGCCGTAATAGATATAACAGAATTTACAGATGTTAATTCAATTGATATAGAGCGTATAAAACTATTTAAAAAGATTTCATTTAAATATCAACAAAGCGAATCTTTTATGAATAAGGCATATCTTCAGAATGCTAATAAAGAATATGGAGATACTTCATACCAATTTAATTATGATGGTGGTGACTACATTATAGAATCACCATTTGAAAACTTATTATTTAATAAATTTACAGGAACTGATTTACAGGTTGGTTACTCATTAAATAGTGCATTTGCTCCTTACATTCCTAAACCTTGTTTATTATACAAAGGAGAAGAAAAAGGTGTATTCTTTTATTTTAATGATGGGTCACACGATATCCCTATTGATAAGTATGTTGCTTTTGGGCAAGATTTACTTTATAACAACCAAAACTATACCTCTAATTTTGGACCTGAAGTTTCCACAATGTTGGAAGTGCCAATTGCTAACACAATTTATGCTACTTACTACTTCCCATATTTAGCAAACTTATTTAATTTAAAGAACCGATTAACAAGTCTAAAAACAAATTTACCTGTTAGTCTAATTACGGGACTTAGATTAAATGATAGATTAATCATTAGAGACAAGCGTTACATTATAAACGAAATGAAATCTGACTTAACTACAGGTGATGTTGATTTTACTTTAGTTAATGATTTTAGGCCATTAATTGCAACGGGTATTTTTAACGGAAAGACGGATGGAGGTGATGTAATAGTACCTATTGTTTTTCCTAATGGAGGTACAAAACCATCAGCAGTATTAAGTGCAGATATAAGCGGTGATTTAGCAGATGTTTACGCTACACCTTCAACAGTTTACGAAGAAACAAATGTAGTAATTACTTTACCTGCAATTGTATCTGGTCCTTATCCAATAGTAAATACAATTTCAATTACATATAACTTTGATGACGGAACAACAACAACAACCCAAATATATATAAAGCAATGATAAATTTAATAATACAAATGCTGATGACTGACAAGTTTTACGGCAAAGGAGAATGTATAGAAATAGCAAAAGGAAAATACGCAATCCCATTTACTATTAAAAAAGCTATTGAAAAAGGAAGAAGACAAGCACACATAAAAAACTTAAGAAACAATGGCTGAAAAAAGAACGGTTGAATTAGAAATTAAAGACAACTCAAAGAGTTTAAAAGCACAACTTAAGGAAGCCGTAATGGAAGTTCAAAAACTTTCAGATGCTTATGGTGCAACTTCTGCTCAAGCAATTGAGGCTGCAAAAAGAGCAGGTCAATTAAAAGATAGAATCTCAGATTCTGCTGATTTAGTAAAAGCATTTAATCCTGATGCAAAGTTTAATGCACTTAGTAAATCATTAGGCGGAGTTTTAGACGGATTCCAAGCATTTGAAGGTGCCTTAGGTTTAGTTGGAGTTGAAGGAGAAGCGGTACAAGCTACTTTATTAAAAGTTCAATCTGCAATGGCTTTATCTCAAGGACTACAAGGTTTAGGAGAAGCTAAAGATTCATTTATACAATTAGGTGGAGTAATCAAAGATTCTTGGAAGGGATTGATGATTGCAATTGGAATTAAGAAAACTGATATTGCAGTAACTAATGCTCAGAAATTAGCAGCTACTGAACAAATGGTAGCTACTGAAGGACAAATTGTAGCAACCGAAGCAGCAACTGTTGCTCAAGAAGGTTTAAATGTAGCTGTATCTATTAATCCTTATGTACTTATAGCGGGTGCTATTGCAGCAGTAGTTGGGGCAGTTTATGTTTTTAGAAATGAAATTACAAAGGCATTTGGATTTTTTGATAAGTTAGGTCCAAAAATGAAGATTGCAGTAGGTATAATTGTAGTTGCTTTTTCTCCTTTAGTTGGGATAATTTATTTAGTTTTTAAAGGTTTGGAAGCACTTGGCGTTAAGGATGATGCTAATACTGTTCAAATGAAAGAGAATGCTGCTAAAAGAACTGCAGCAATGGCTAAAGAAGCAGATAAGAATATAGAAAAGTTAAGGCAAGTTCAGAAAATAAAAACTGATGCTTATGATTTTGAAATGAGACTTGCTGAAGCTAATGGAAAAAATACTGATGATTTAGAGAAGAAAAAAAGAATGTCAATTTATATGACAGGAATGAGCATCTTTAAAGAGCAAAAGAAAAAAGAAAAAGGATACGTTGAAGAATATAGATACTATAGAAAGATTGGTCAATTAGACGATGAAAGAGCAAGAACCTTATTAAAGAATATTAAGAAAATAAGAGGAGAACAATATGCTCAGTACTTAGAAAATAAAAAAATAAATCAAGATATTAAAGTTGCAGAAGCCGAACAACAAAAAGCAGCAGCAGATGCTTATAGGGAAAAACGAAAGGCGCAAATTGATGCAGTCAATGGATTAAAAGCAGAACTTGAAGCAGTAAGATTAGAAAATTTAGCAGCGTCTAAAACAGCATTAAAAAGAGATTTAGATGCAGTAGATACTAAATACGATTTGCTTAAGCAAAGAGCAATTAATAATAAATTAGATTATACTGAAATTGAAAAGGCAAGAGTTAGAGAAATAGATGCAATTAACAAAGCAGATGCAGCAAGTAAATTAGAAGCAGAAAAGAAATTAATGTCTGATATGAAAGCTATTGATGATGCTGACTGGAATGAGCGTAAAAACCAAATTGAAATAAAAAATAAATACATTGTTGATGATAAAGAAAGAGAATTAGCAAATATTAAATTAGGTTTAGACGAAGAATTAGTTACACTACAAAACCAACTTGACGCTAAACAAATAACACAAGCACAATATGATGAGTATACTAAAATAGCAGCAGAAAGAAGTGCTAAAGAAGTAGCTGCAATAAATAAAACTGCAGCAGATAAAGAACTTGAAAAATTAAAAGCAGTTGAAGAACAAAAGAATGCTTTAAGAAGTCAAGGATTAGATTTAGCTTCTCAAGGATTTGCTTTGCTTGCTCAATTAGGAGAAAAGAATAAAGGAATTCAAAAAGCAGCAGTTCTTGGTGAATCAGCAGTAGGTATTGCAAAAATGATTATAGCAAATAAGTTAGCAAACGCAGGTGCGTTAGCAACACCACAAGCAATAGCAACAAGTGGACTATCTGCAGCTCCAGTAATTGCAATGAATAATATTTCAACAGGGATAGGAATAGCCGCAAATATTGCTGCAACTGCAAAAGCATTACAAGCATTAGGAGGTGGTTCTGCTCCAAGTGGTGGTAATGTAAGTGGTGGAGGTTCAACAAGTGGCGGTGGTGGAGGTACAGGAAATGGAGTTGTTTCTCCAACTTTTAATGTAGTAGGTAACAATGGATTTAATCAACTTGCACAACTTCAGCAACAACCTGTACAAGCTTATGTTGTTAGTGGAGAAGTTACATCAGCTCAGGCACTAGATAGAAACAGAATGAGAAATGCAACACTTTAATAAAAATTAAATTAAATAACTATGATGAAAATTGTTGAATTAATAATAGACGAAAAAGATTCCTTAAGTGGAATTGACGCTATTTCTGTGGTAGAAAGCCCTGCCATTGAGGAATCATTTATTGCCTTGTCAAAACACGAAGTAGAACTTAAAGAAATTGATACAGAAAAGAAGATTCTAATGGGTGCTGCATTAGTGCCTAATAAACAAATCTATAGAAGAAACGACAAGAACGAAGAATACTATATATTCTTTAGTGAAGATACAATCCGTAGAGCATCTGAATTGTTCTTAATGAACTCTAACCAAAATAATACAACATACGAACACAACGAAAAGTTAAAAGGTTTAACGGTTGTAGAAAGTTGGATTATAGAAGATGAGAAACACGATAAATCAGTTAAGTATGGTTTTAGTTTACCAGTAGGTACTTGGATGATTTCAATGAAAGTAAACAACGAAGATGTTTGGGCAAAAGTAAAAGACGGAAGCGTAAAAGGATTCTCAATTGAAGGGTACTTTGCGGACAAGTTAGAAATGTCAATGCTTAGTGAAGAAGAAATACTAATTGAAAAGATTAAACAAATAATTATAGAAAATGAAAACTAAAAGTAAGACATCACCTAAAGGTGGTAAGCGTGGATGCTTATGTAAAGACGGAAAATACTCAAGTAATTGTTGTGATGGTAGTTTAGAAGCTCAAGGAATTGGTTCAATCACAGGAGTTGATTCAGTAACAACTACAACTAATGATGGAACAAGAGTTATAATACGTCAAAACGGATAAAAATACAACAAAATATAAACAATTTAATTTAATAAATATGAGTACACTAAACAAGATTTTTAAAAAGATTGCTGACAAAACAGAATTAGCAAATCACCAAGTTGAATTAGGAACAATTGAAGATATTGCATTCCAATTTAAAGATTTAACAAAAACTAAAGACCAATATGTTAAATTAGATGCTACTGTTCAAAAAAATCTAGTCCCTTTAAATACTGCTTATAAGCAAATCTTATTAAACAAAGATTACGAGAAAAAAATAACTCCTGTTTTAAAGAAATTAGAAACTACAATTACTAAGCAAGCAGCAGATTTAGGATTAAATGTAAAAGACCTTCCTGCATACAAGCAATTAATGGATTCTTATTCTTTAGCAAGTGAAATTAATACTGCTATGATGAATTCAATAGATGCAATTAAAACACTTGGTAAATAATTAATAATATAAATAAAAAACAAATATGAAAACAAGCGTAATTAATCAGATTAAAACTCTTTTAGGAATGGAAGTGAGTTTAGAGCAAATGAAAATGGCTGACGGAGTAACCGTTATTGAAGCTGACAAGTTTGAAATGGACAACGAAGTATTTGTTGTTACACCCGATGAGCAAAAAATTCCTGTTCCTGTAGGAGAATATGAATTAGAAAACGGAATGATTCTAATTGTAGAAGTAGAAGGAATTATTGCTGATGTAAAAGAAGCACCAATGGGAGAAGAGGTAGCACCTGAAGAAGCTGTTACTCCAGAAGTACCTGTTGAAGCTGCTGAAGAAGTTATCGCTCCTAAGAAAACAATTGAGTCTATTGTTAAAGAAACTTTCTTTGCAGAAATTGAAGCACTTAAAAACGAAAATATTGAATTGAAAGCACAATTAGAAAAACTTTCAGCAGTTGAAACTACTAGCGACAATGTCGTAGAACTTGCAGAAGAAGTAAAACCAATAGCTTTTAATCCTGAAAACGAAACTAAAGTAGAAATGTTCAAAATTGCTACTAAAAGAAATCGTGGAATTATGGATTCTATCCTTGAAAAAATTAACAAATAATATTAACTAAACAAACATTTTAAAAAATGGCTACTACAACATCAATTACTACAACTTACGCAGGTGAGTTCGCAGGAAAATACATTGCTGCTGCATTGTTATCTGCACCAACATTAGAGAAAGGTGGAATGACTATTCTTCCTAATGTCAAATATAAGCAAGTTCTTAAAAGAGTAGGAACAGACGAAATCGTTAAAGATGCTACTTGCGACTTTACTGCTACATCTACAATTACACTTACTGAAAAAGTTATTCAACCTGAAGAATTTCAAGTTAACTTACAACTTTGTAAGAAAGATTTTCATTCAGATTGGGATGCTATTTCTATGGGTTACTCTGCATTTGACACTTTACCTAAAAACTTTTCTGATTTCTTAATCGGTCACGTTTCTGCTAAAGTTGCTGCTGCAATGGAAACTACAATTTGGACAGGAGTTAATGCTACTGCAGGTCAATTTGCAGGTATTATGACACAATTGTTAACTGAAGCTGCTCAACCATCTGCTCAAGAGATTGCAGGTACAACTGTAACTGCTGCTAACGTTGTTACTGAGCTTGGAAAAATCGTTGACGCTTTACCTGCTACATTGTACGGAAAAGAAGATTTGACTCTTTATGTTTCTAACAATATCTATCGTGCTTATGTTCGTGCATTAGGTGGTTTTGCTGCTGCAGGTGTAGGTGCAAATGGTTACGATAACAAAGGTACAAACCAAGTTTTAGGTGACCTTTTCTTTGACGGAGTTCGTGTATTCTTAGCTAATGGTTTAGCTGCTAACACTGCTTTGTTAACACCAACTTCTAACTTGTATTTTGGAACAGGTTTATTAAACGACATGAACCAAGTTAAAGTTTTAGATATGGCTGACCTTGACGGTTCAGAAAATGTAAGAGTTGTTATGCGATTTACTGCTGACGCTAAGTACGGTTTTGCAACTGATTTAGTATCTTACGGAATCGTTAACGCATCTAACTAATAGCTAATAAAAATTAAAAGAAGGGGAGGTAAAGTGCCTTCCCTTTTTTATTTATAAACAAATTTAAAAATATATATTATGGCGTGCGATATAGCAAACGGAAGATTAGAGCAATGTAAGGATTCAATTTCAGGACTTGACTCAATCTATTTTATCAACTTTGGTTCTTATAATCCAGACACTTCAACAGGTGGTGGTGATGTTGTTTATTCAACTGTACCTGGAATGGAAGACCAAATTACTGCAATCAATGGAGTTAGTGAAGTATTTAAATATGAATTAAAAGGTAACAACTCTTTTGAAACTGCAATCAATTCTTCAAGAGAAAACGGAACAACTTTCTTTGAGCAAACTTTAACTGTTCAATTTAAAAGACAAGATGAGAAAACTCACAAGAATATTAAAATGTTAGCTTATGGAAGACCAAACATTATCGTAAGAACAAGAGGAAACCAATTCTTCCTTGCAGGTTTACAATTTGGTATGGATGTAAGTGCAGGAACTATTTCAAGTGGTTCTGCGATGGGTGATTTTAATGGTTACGGATTAACATTTATGGGAGCAGAAATGAGCCCTGCAAATTTCTTAGATTGTGCTACTGAAGGTGAACTTATCACTTTGTTAGATGGTGCAACTGTTACTACTGACTAATACTTTTTTAATAGGTTAAAATTAGGGTGGCTATTTGGCTACCCTTTTTTTTTTGAAACAAATTAAGTAAAAGTTAATTTAATATATAAGATGATTATTTTAACAACTGAAAATATACTTACTCAAACTTTCCCTTTAATTACAAGAGGAGGAACACTAACTGATATAGTATTAAAAGACGAACAAACAAATGTAGAAACTTCTTTAAGTTTTACTGAAACAGAAGGAAGCTACTATTCAATTATTGAAGCGATATTTACATTAATAGAAAACCATTTTTATACATTAACTTGCTTTAATGATGGAGAGATTATATACAGGGATAAAGTATTTTGTACTGACCAACCAATAGTAACATTCAGCGTGAATAACGGACAATATACAAGCAACACAACAACTAATGAATTCATAGTTTATGAGTAACATACACATACATAATTTAAGCGCATACACAACGCCTACAATTCAAGAATCTAAGCGTGATGAGTGGGTTGAATTTGGCGAAGATAATAACTACTTTCAATTTTTAATTGATAGATACACTAATTCAACAACGAATAACGCCATAATAAACAATATTAGCAGATTAGTTTACGGAAAAGGATTGAGTGCATTAGA